GAGACGAGGAAACTAATAACGTACTTGTAAAGTGTAAAAGGAGCAGAGCTATCTCCTTCAAGGACTTTGCTTTTAGAATTAATCCAAATAGCATTCCAGAGGTACTGGAAGAATTAGAAGATAAAATTTATGGAGAAACCGATGGTTTTAGATTTGAGGTATAAGGTAGCGCCACAAGCGCATCAATCTTTTAGAATAGGAAAGAATGGAATAAGATACAAGCCAAAGAAGGTAAAGGACTATCAAGACTACTTGCAAGCTCTTACGCTAGAGCAGTTGCCTAGTGACTTTCGTTTGATAGAAGCAGGAACTCCTATTAAGGTTGAGTATGTTCACTATATATATGCTTATCCGAAGTCTATGTCTAAGAAGAAAAGAAAGGAGAGACCTAGCAAGGTCACTAAACCAGACTTACAGGACAATCTAAACAAAGCTTTCTTCGATGCGCTGGAAGGTGTGATATATGAACAAGACCAGAACATAGTTGAGATATCTTCATTAAAGAAGTACTATGGAGAGGAAAATGAAATAAAAATTAGGTTTGTTTATTAATTATTTATAACTTTATAATATGAATGTAAGTATATCTCCAATATTTGGCTTTCAACTAGGAATAGACTATGTGCAGGATGTTGAAGGGGGAGATGGCAATACTTACGATTTAGTTAGGCTTTCTTTAGGGATAGTATTTGTTCATATAATTGTGGGTAATGATGCTGGAGGATATAGCTAATGAACACAAGCTGTGGATTAAGTATTGCTTAAACTTTGGAGTCCCTCACGCAATAGCGGAGGACTTGGTTCAGGATATGTATCTCAGAATAAACAGGCTTGTCAAAGACGAGAGCAAAGTTTACTATAAGGGTAATGATAAAATAAACCACTTCTTCATATGGACTACATTAAAGAATATGTGGATTACAAGGTGCAAGAGGGAGAGAAGAAATCCACTTGTTAGACTTGTAGATGTTGACTTTCAGGAGGAATGGTATCTCAATCACATTGATAGCGTAGAAAATAGGGAAGAGCTTATGGCTGTTGACAGGATGATAGACAAGATATACGATGAGGTTTCCACTTGGGAGCATTGGTATGATAGAGAGCTGTTTAGAGTTTACTTTGGTTCTCACGTTGGATTAAGACAGCTTTCTAGGGATACTACTATAAGTTTGAGTTCACTACACAACTCTATTAAAAAATACAAGTTAAACCTAAAGGAAAAGTTCCGTGAGGACTGGGAGGATTTTATGAATAACCAATTCGATTTAATATGAGTCAGATACCAGAAGCGCCTAAAGATAAGCGCACGAAAGCCTATCGAGAATGGAAGGCTAAGTATGATGCAGCCCCAGAAGGGCTTGGAGATGTTATCGAGACGATAACTGAGGCTACGGGAATAAAGAAGGTGGTTAAGTCTGTTTTCGGAGATGACTGTGGATGTGACGAACGCAAGGACAGAATCAATCAAGCTATAAGGTTTAAGCCTAAGGATTGTTTTACTGAATCAGAGTTTGAGTATCTATCTCAATTCTATTCTGAGGAAGATGGTATGTTCAATGAGCGTAAGACTATAAGTTCTGAGCAACAGAAGGAGTTAATCAAAATACACAATCGTGTATCTCCTCGACAGGTAACAGTAGGGACAAGTTGTTCTTCCTGTTTCTTGAATTCTGTATATAGAACTCTATCTAAAATGTACACTCAATATTTGTAGATGTCACTAATAAAGAACCGCAACAGGGTAAAGCAAGTAATTGATTTTACTGGGGTACAAAACGGAGCTATGCACCCATCTGATGTAGATGCGGTTTTAGAATTCAATAATGAGGTTTTAATATTAATGGAGATTAAGTATAAATCTAAACCAATACCAACAGGGCAGAGGCTAATGTTAGAGAGGATATGTAACTCTTGGCACGTTGAAGGAAGAGGTATTGTGCTTAGGGTTGAACACGACTATGAAGATGAGAACACTAACATACCATTAGATTCTTGCTTAGTCTCCTCTTATTACCACAATAGAGAAAGACGATGGGTTTGGCTTCAAGAAAAAGTACCTCTTGTAAATTATCTAAACTCACTAGGTGAAAAATGGGAATGTAAAAAGTGTAAGTTTTGATAGAAGAAAAGATTGAAATAGAAAAGTCTATATTGTTTGACGAAGCCTATTCCGATGTAGCAAAAGCAATTTTAGCAACGAGTAAAAAGAATCCTACTGCTAGGAATCTTAGACTAGCTAAGCATATGATTACCTTTAGGAGTTATGTTGCGCAGTTAGAGAACGACAATTTCGTTATGAAAAAAATACTACAAGATTACAGAAATGAACTTAGAAAAAGAGATACAGAAAATAAAGTCCTATAAGACTTGGTCTGTTAAAAGGAAAGTGGATACTCTTCTAGAGATTGATGCTATAGCATATACAAATCTAGGTAAGGACTCCACCAAGACAGAGAGACAAGAAACTCGTAGGAATTCCAGAAAGATATACAGAGCTATACTGGATATTAGTCCACTAGATGGATACATATTAGAAGCACATATGAAAGAAAAAGATTTAAGAGATGTTGGGACTATTTAACAGAAGGAAGTATGACCATATAGGATTCTTAGTAGAGCAAATGAGAGTGCTACATAATGAGCTTATATCCTTAAACGTAGAGTTTTTTAGCGGAAACATTTCACAGGAAGATTATCATAAACTCAGTGAAGCCAAGACTAGGCTTTTATTAAAAAGAAGAAGACAACACAAATACGCAACCATAACATAATGATGCTAGAAGAAAAAATAAAACTACTGTCTGGAAAAGAAGTTTCAGTAGATGAGACGTTAAAACAAATGATGGATGATGAGTACTACTACGGATTCTTAGGTAAGGAATCTTTATCATCTTCATCTTGCAAGCTGCTGCTTGATTCTCCAAAGCAATACTACAATTCTATAAGTGGCGCTAGTAAAAACACACAGTCTCTTAGAGACGGGAGAGTGTTTCATACTATGGTGCTAGAACCAGAAATGGTTTCAAAGAGATATTATCTTATGGATATAGGCTCTAGGAATACTAAAGCTTATAAAGAGAAGAAGGCAACAGAGGACAGAGAGATTATACTACAGAAGGAGTGGAACTCATTGTCTTGGTTAGAAAGCCAGCTTACAAGTATCGATGAGGCTCGTGAACTTCTTAGTGGAGGTTTAGCAGAACAGCCTATGATTGGGGATATATTTGGTGTTCCATTCAGAGGGAAGGCTGACTATCTTAAACCTGACCAGATAGTTGATTTGAAAACTACAATGGAGATTGGAGATATTGAAAACGGAAAGGGTTGGATTTGGGTAGCTAAAAACAAATGGCATTATGATATGCAAGCTTACATATATACAACCTTATTCAATGTGAGTAAGTTTACATTTTTGCTTGTAGAAAAAGGAAGTGGAGATGTTGCTATTGTTGAGTGTTCAGATGAATTCATAAACTCTGGAAGACTAAAAGTTAAGTTTGCTGTTGAGTCTTATATTAAGTATTTTGTAGAGGGCGAATTCAATCCTTCTAAATATGTCAAAAGAGCCACAATTTAACTTCGATTTAATGTCTGAATATTTTTATTACATAGCCCTACTGGATATGTTGGCAGGAATACCTTTCGCTCAAATGGAGGGTAGCATACTATACTACGAAGATAAAGAGATGTATGAAGCTTGCGATGGTATATCTAAGGCTATAAAAGAAGCGGAGTACTATACTCTTAGAGAGTTAGAAGATAGGATAATAGAATTTGAAAGGGATAACAAGGAAAAAATAGATAATGAATTTATTAAGCTAGAAGCTCAATTATGAAAATCATATTAGAGGACATTAAGAAAATAGTAGAAGAGGTTACGCTGCAAGACATAGGTAGAAACAGCCGAGAGGCGGAAGTTGTGTTGGCTAGAAACATATACTTTTACTTGGCTAGAGACAGAACAAAATTCTCATTAGCTAGAATAGGCAAGTACGTTAATAGAAATCACGCTTCTGTTTTACACGGAATAAAAACATTGGAGGGATGGATGAGCTACGATACAGAGGTGGTTTCATTGTTTACTTCTGTTGTCGAGGTTCTTGACAGAAGAGCTGATTATTATGATGACCTAGACAAAAGCAAAGAGTTTTTTGTAGTTGAGTGTTTGCGGGTTAGAAGTATGAATGCCAAGCTGGTTGAAACTAACCTTAGGCTTAGAGAGGAGATTAAGACACTTAGCGACCTTATTTCAAAGAGAACAGATTATTTAGTAGAGCAAGGATATGTCCAAAAAAAAGGTAGAGCAGGTACAGGCTATAAAAAGAAAGTACGCCAACAGATACAACTTGAAAGCGCAGAGCTGGGTGTTTGATAGAGGTTATAAAATCTACCCAGAGCTTGTTCGGAATAATTCTAAAGAAAGATATTACAAGATTGTTGTTGAGTTTAACAAGTCAATCAGAAAGTCCAAGGAGTTGTATAAGAATGATGAGTGGGGTGATGTTGTGTGGGATATATACAACCAGCTTTACAATAAACACTTGAGCAAAAAGTAGTTATATTATTATGGGCAGAAAACCAAAAGAGTTCAAGTATTTAAAGAATACGGATGGCAGAAGAAACAATGGTCGCAAGAAGGGGGATGTCATAATAAAGAAAGAGAACGCAACACCAGCAGCACTTAACAAAGCTAAGAAGAACAGAAGTAAGTTGTATGCTCAGAATGCTATGGCTGAAACGTTTGGCTCAGAGGAAGCTGCTTGGGTTCATTTAGCAGAGATGGCTAAGGATTCTTTTCCACATCTTAAACTATTGTTTGAATATAAGTATGGTAAGGCAGGGGATAACTTAGACGCAGGTACTGCCAAGAAGATGAATATAAATATAAAGAATCTGTTTACTGGAAACCAAGAAGAAAGAGATAACGTAATAGATGTAACACCAGAAGATAATGAGTGATAGTGTAAAGAAGTTCTTTGAGTCTATAGAAGGTCAATGGTACGAGACAAGTACAGCAGCGGAAGCTTACAAGGATTCCATTGTTGAGGAGGTTAAGGATATGATGGATGAGAGAAGCCAGAAAGGAATCAAGGAATATGGAACTACATTAGCTGACAATCCCGATGGGTTTTGGAGATGGGTTAATGAACTACAAACTGAATTAATGGATGCTGTGTTGTACATACAAAAGATGAAGAAACAGAAGTAGTGAGTTCTCCAAAGCTAAATAGTAAATACAATGCGCTTGGGAATGACACTAGATACTTTGTTGTAACAGGAGGTCGAGGTTCTGGTAAGTCCTTTGCTGTAAATGCTTTCTTAGCTTTCCTTACAATGGAAGAGGGACACAAGATACTGTTTACTAGATATACGATGACATCTGCTGCGACCTCTATTATTCCAGAGTTTATAGAAAAGCTAGAGTTGTATGGCATCAGAGAACACTTCTCAGTATATAAAGATGAGGTGTTAAATAAGACCACAGGAAGCTCTATAATGTTCAAGGGGATAAGAACATCATCTGGTAACCAAACAGCCGCTCTAAAGTCCTTACAGGGCGTTACAACGTTTGTTGTTGATGAAGCAGAAGAGTTGGTAGATGAAGATACCTTTGATAAGATAGACCAATCGGTCAGGGTCAAGGGAAAACAAAACAGAGTAATTCTTATCTTGAATCCAACAACCAAGAACCATTGGATATACGAGCGCTTCTTTGTGATGAATAATGTTAAGGAATCTCTTAACACTTGGAAGGATAATGTAACCTACATACATACTACGTTTAAAGATAACACCGATAATCTATCAGAATCCTTTTTGGAACAGCTAGAACAAATTAGAAGAAGAAGACCCGATAGATATAACCACCAGATACTTGGAGGATGGCTAGACAAGGCAGAGGGTACTGTTTTTAGTAACTGGAGGCTTGGTGACTTTAACGACTATGCAGCATCCACAGTATTCGGTCAAGACTTTGGTTTTGCCTCAGACCCATCAACACTTATCAAAATAGCCATAGACCCAGATAAACGAATTATGTGGGTAAAAGAAATGTTTGTAAAGGCTGCGCTGAAGACTAAAGAGATATCTATGCTCAACAAAAGATATGCTCAGGATAATCTAATTATAGCAGATAACTCAGAGCCTCGTATGCTTGCAGAGATGCGTGATAACTATGGAATAAACATAAGACCTACCATAAAGCGTCAGGGTTCCATACTTACAGGTATAGCGCTTATGCAGGACTATGATATAGTTGTAGATTCTAAGTCTGAGAATATAATCAGAGAGCTTAACAATTATGTGTGGCATCACAGAAACGAGAAGCCAATAGACAAATGGAATCATACTATTGATGCGATACGATACGGACTTCAATACCTAGATGCCAACTCTTCCAAAGGAGTTTATGTTATTCGATAAAACAAAAAAAGCGTGTAGGGTTTCCCCAAAAAAGCGTGTAGGGTGACAAAAAAAAGCGTGTAGGGTCAGACCAGAATCCTCTCTTTGCTAGTAGGGTTAGCAAAAAAAAGCGTGTAGGGTTCTATATATATACCTCTAATTTAGAACAATTCCAAATAAGGAAATCCAGTTATGCCCCTATCTTTTTTATTTAGATTAATTCCAATTTAGCTTATTTAGAATTATTAAAGACAAACCCCAAAAACCCCCTTTTTTCTATGGTCAAAAAAAATATTCTTTTTTGTTTGCGTTGTATTACTTTTTCACTATCTTCACACCATAACAAAAAACAACTAATACAATGAAAACATTTGAAAAACTATTATGGGAGTCTTACACAGACAAAGAACTTCAAAAAATTGTGAGCAGCCCTAACTACTTAACAGCCTACAGAAGTAAGGCGCTGCACGAACTAAACAATAGAACCTTTAACTCTAAAATCAAATAAAATGGAATATTGGACAAGCGACTTGAGCGGGGAAAAATACCCAGAAACAGAAACAAAGATAGAAACCTACTGCGGGAACTATGCAAGCCGAGAAGAACTTGAGAGCGGCGATTATGACTTTAGATTCAGCGACGTTGACAATATGTGGTATAATTTAGACGACTGCGGATTTTGTGAGGATATAGAGGACTATTGCCACTTAGACGACTGTATTTATGTTGAATATGATGGTGAATATATATATACGGACAATTCTTCCTATTGTTCGGATTGCGGACAGTCTTATAATATGGAGAGACACGACAGCTGCCCAAACGAGGAATGCGAAAGCAATTATATTAACGAGGGCTGGGAATATATAAACGAATACCACAACGCCCCAAGTCCCGACAATCT